TCTCCGGCGGTGGTGATCAAAAAATACAACGGCTGCATGCGCGCATCTCCGCTGCCTTTTGTCATAACATCAAAAAGCTTCCGGTTCGGCTGCGTATGGAGCTCGTCAAATATGACACCGTGCGTATTGAAACCATGTTTGCTGGCAACGTCGGCACTGAGCACCTGGTAATAACTCCCGGTCGGCAGGTACACCAGCCGCTTTTGCGACGCGAGGATTTTGACCCTCTTCGTCAGCGCCGGGCACATGGTGACCATGTCCTTGGCCACTTCGAACACGATCGATGCCTGCTGTCGGTCAGCGGCGCACCCGTACACTTCAGCGCGCTCTTCATGATCGCCGCAGGTAAGAAGGAGTGCAATCGCCGCCGCGAGTTCGCTTTTCCCGTTCTTTTTTGGTATTTCGATGTATGCCGTATTGAATTGGCGGTATCCGTTTGGCTTGATCACACCGAATACATCCCGGATGATCCGCTCCTGCCAGTCGATCAACAGAAACGGTTTACCCGCCCAAGTCCCTTTTGTGTGTGAAAGACATTCAATAAAAGCGACGGCATTATCTGCCGCCTGTTTGTCATATATAGAATCCTTTGCTTTGAACGGAGTTGGCGTGTATTTTTTGAGTTTTCGTATCATCACCACCTCCTCCATCTAAAATCAAAACGGAGGCCCGTGTGAGCCTCCGTGTCCAGCGTGGTTTGCCTGTTTTGCGTTATTGGGGTAACCACCCCATCCGCTTTGTGTACCGCTCAGCGGCGGCGACGAATCCCGACGGGGCGCTGTTCGGAGTTAGGAGGATGGTTCATCTACATTGATTCCTTGCACAGCAGCTTTCAAAATACCTGTGTCGAACCCCGCGTTCTGATACCCTTCCAAAATCGAACTGAAATAAAAAGCGCTTGGTTTTCCAAGCGGATGATTCCCAATCATGGTATAGACCATAGCGCTTACCAGCTTCCCATCCAAACGGATGCGAACACTCTGCTTTTCGTATAAATATGGGAATCCCTCGTACTGATCAAGCGCCGCTTCGTCAGCCGGAGTAATCTCCCACACAAGCACTGGAACGCTGTATCCTTTCATGGGTTCTATATTCGCCAATGCCGCAGCATGGGAACCGCGGAACAGCAACCGGTGGCTTTTCAGCACCGATACGCCGAGCAGCCTGGCCGTCGGGCAACGCATCGCCATTTGTTTACGGTTCAGGCTACTGCCATAAGCAATAAGCAGGCGGTTACTCATCTTCGTCCTCCTCAATTATCCGGCATTCATCCTCACCAAAGGCGATACCCAACGTGCAACCGCAATCCCACGCTACATGAATGCTGCCAATATCATCGACGCAGAGCACCGTTCCGCGGTCGCCTTGTCGTAGTTTTGTGTACGGATCGTTCATTCGCAATAGCATGACGCGTGTCCCGGGTTTGTAATACGATTTCAGTTGCTTTAGCAGATCTGGATGAATGCCGATCATGCGTCAGCCTCCGTGTCCCGCGCATCTCTGAACGCCGCGCTGCCTGATAGGTTCCTGAGTAGAACGGTACGCGAAGCCTTGAACTCCGGCCCAATAAAACCAAGGCGGAGCAGAAAAACGCGCAGCGCATAACGTTCGTTCTCCACGATCCGCTCTTTTGCGTTTACACGCTGTTGTGATCGCGCTAGTTTACACAATCCCTGTACCAATTGGTAGTAAGCCGCGATCTTCGTTTGATCGTCGGTCGGTCCGAACCAGCCGAACTCAATCCGGTCTTTCTGTTCCGTGATCGGCAGACTGTCCGTGCTAAGCGCTTTTTTCAGCAGAGTCGCTTTACTATCGACCAGCTTTCGCAGGTTCTCCACCGCGGTGGGCGTTATGCTGTCTTTCGGCAGTTCGATCGCGAGACGGTCGATGTCATTGAGCGAGGGTGCAGCAGGTTCCTTCGAGGATGCTCCCGCTTCTTGCTCGCCTGGCTTTACCGGTTCGTCGATCCGTTCGCCAATAAAGCCGTCGTGCGCCAGTTCGCGGAGCAGCATATCAATCTGCGCCGGATCCGTGTCGTCCGGGCAGGTGACCATACCGTTCTTGTCGATCGTGTAAGCTCCTACCTGAAACGCGAAGCTCGGCGCACCAAGGTATCGCGTTGTGTCCTGCAGCACATCCCGCATGACCGCGACCATCGCCTTTCGCCTGTCTCCCGTTACGTTGTACTTGATCTGCATCCTATGTCTACCTCCTTCGTTTGGTAGTACATATATGGCTCACCACTTTGTAATTATCAAGCAATATCTGTATTCCCGATGATATCCTCGTTTGGAATCCGCTCACCGTTCCGATAAATCGGTTGATCCGGATGGTTCTGACAAAACCGCCGAATAATCACGTCACAAAAACGCTCGTCCAATTCAGCCATGAAACAAATCCGGTCCGTCTGCTCACAGGCGATCAGGGTACTGCCGCTGCCCCCAAACGGATCGAGCACAATGCAGTTCGCCATGCTGGAGTTCAAGATCGGATACGCCAGCAAATCGACCGGTTTCATGGTCGGATGATCGGCGTTCTGCTTGGGTTTATCGAACTCCCAGATCGTCGTTTGCTTCCTGTCGGCGTACCATTCGTGCTTGCCCTTTTTCTTCCAACCGAACAAAACAGGCTCGTGCCGCCATTGGTAGGGGCTTCGCCCGAGCACCAGTGACTGCTTCTTCCAGATGCATGTACCGGAGAGATAGAAGCCAGCCTCCGAAAACGCCCTGCGAAAATTCAATCCCTCCGTATCCGCGTGAAACACATAGATCGATGCATCGTCTGTCATGCAGGCTTCCATGTTCTGAAACGCAGCGAGCAGAAAGTCATAGAACGCCGAATCGGTCATATTGTCGTTTTTGATCTTGCCGGCGTTGCCTTCGTAGTTGACATTATAAGGGGGATCGGTGACCACAAGGTTCGCTTTTTTACCGTCCAAGAGCAGGTCGTATACTTCCCGTTTCGTACTATCACCACAGATCAGGCGGTGTTTCCCCAGCAGCCAGAGGTCGCCTGGCTGCGTGATCGCCGGTTCTTTAAGCGCTGCGTCCACGTCAAAATCATCGTCATGGACACCGTTGCGCTGCGCATCCTTGAACAACGCATCAAGCTCCGGCGCGTCGAAACCCGTCAACGATACATCGAAATCCGTGCCCTGCAGATCAGCGATCAGAAGAGAGAGCTTCTCCTTATCCCATTCGCCGTTGATCTTATTCAGCGCGACGTTGAGTGCTTTCTCTTTTTCCTCGCCCATTTCCACGACGACGCACTCGACCTCGGTCACGCCGGTGTCGATCAGCACTTTCAAGCGCTGGTGGCCGCCGACGACGTGGCCCGTTGTCTTGTTCCAGATGACCGGCTCCACATACCCGAACTCGGTGATCGACCGTTTCAGTTTTTCATATTCCGGATCGCCGGGCTTCAGATCTTTACGCGGATTGTAATCCGACGGGATCAGTTTACCGACCGGCAGCGTTTGAATATCCATGATGATTCCCCTTCGAAACAATTTTTCGTAGCCCTGCCTGAGCGGCGGCAAGATTTCCCGCAAGCGCCTGCCCGCGCAGCGTTTTTCGCTGTTGGCTGGTCAGGCGGTGGTACTTCAACGCGCGAAGGAATTCCTGCATTTCGTCCATATTCATTTCCCCCTGCGCGCCGTCAGCAGTCGCTCCATAACGTCGTCCTGTGGATTCGCTCCTGTGTAGTCGGCAGCGCAATTTTCTTTCACGATCTGGAATATCTCGTACCAGAGCCGGTTTGTCTGAGACATGTAGTTCTGGCTCATAGCCACATATGGTGACTGAATCGCGTTCCCAGTCGTCGGATGCTTTGCGAGGAACCCGTATTCGGTGATCGCCGCTTCACACTGAATCCAGCGCGCCGCGCTCATGGCGTATCGCTCCAGCACCTGCGGGGAGACGATGTTCGCGCAGTTGCGTTCATTCAGCCAACGCCACGTTCGCTCGTAGATTTCAGACGCGATCAGTGGTTTTCCGTCTTTCTGCACCGCTGACAGCATTTCACGCGGCGGTGGCATATTCACTCCGTGGAATTCACTGGCACCGGGAAACTCCACTACGGTCAGTTTCCGTTTACCTGGATTTCCATCCAGCACCTTTTCTGCCAGAGGTTTCGGTGGTCTGCCGCCTTGTCCCGGCGCCGGCCCTCGTCTGCCCATGTGCATTTCCTCCTGAAAAAACTTATGGGGCTATTCCCCCTAAAACTTCCGCGAAAGTTTGTACGCGACCCGACCGCGTTGCACAAAAATGAAAGCTGTGGAGATTGATATACCCCACGGGGTAGCTTCTCTTGCTACGACGATCGATTATTCTCTTCGTTGTTGGTTGCTGCCTGCTACCGTGATCCTGGAGTGACAACTTTTACACAACGCCATAAGGTTGCCCGCATCATGGGTGCCGCCGTCCGCCAGAGGAAGAATGTGGTGTACCTCTTGTGCCGGGATCATTCGACCTTCCTTTTCGCATTGTTCGCACAGCGGATGCGCGGCGATGTATCGATCACGGATTCGTTTCCATGCTCTGCCGTATCTACGGCGAACAGCCGGATCGCGACCGTACTTCTCATAACGGATGGCTTCCTGCTTTTCGTGCTCTTCACAGAACCGCCCATCCGTTAACTTGGGGCAACCGGGGTGGGAGCAGGGGCGCTTGGGTCGCTTCGGCATATCGTCGCCTCCTTTGAGCAAACAAAAAGCCACCGAGGATTTCTCCCGGGTGGCTGTCGTATTCTGTTTCGCTACCATAACACTATCATATGACCGATGGTGAAAAGTAGTGAAATTTAGTGAAGACTTGCTGGAACGACAACGGCTTTCAACGCTTCTTTATGGAGCAGGTGCACGTTGCGAACGGTGTAGTTCATCTCCACCGCGAGCTGTTCCCATGTTTTGAAGCAGAGGTATCTCAGTTCCAGCAGCGTTTGGCGTTCAGTATTCGCCACAGCCTTTATAACAACCACCATTTCCCGCTTCAAATCCACCAGTCGCTCGATGTCGTTATTGATCTCCGCCTGCAAGGTGATGATCTTTGTTACGGTATCCGCCATAGCGGAAGTGGCGCTGTTGGGATTCTTGGGCATTCCGGTGAGTGTGCTGTTGACTTTCGTTGCCAACCCGTTCAAGGATTCGACCTGTTCCAGCTTACTGTTAATGCGCTGGTCAAGTCTATATGCCTGTGATAAATAATCTCTTGCCGTCATAGTTCCACCTCCATATTGAGCCGTGCCATTAGTTCGGGTCCATCGACGCGCGTCAGAATGGAGAACCATTCTGAATGGAAAAACCGTTCGACTTCGTGCTTCCTGCTGATCGCTGGCTGGAAGTCCGGATTCTGCCGAAGCTGCTTAAGCGCCAGCCTGTAATCAACCGAAGCTTGTATGACAATGGCGTTTGCCAGTCCCTCAAATTGATCCATCAATGTGCTTCCTCCAAATCTGCTTTGACCGCGTCGATGAGGGCGGTCTGCGTTTTATTCTTTTTCTGAAGCGCGGCCATGATGCGCTCGTCGATCGTGCCGCTTGCGATAATATGAAATATCACCACCGAATCGGCTTTCTGACCTTGCCGCCATAAACGGGCGTTGGTCTGTTGGTACAGTTCCAAACTCCATGTCAGTCCGAACCATATGATGGTCGAACCGCCAGCCTGTAAGTTCAAGCCGTGTCCCGCTGACGCGGGATGGATCAGCGCAACGGGCAGCTCGGCCTGATTCCAGCGGACGATGCTTTCAGCGGTGTCCAACGTGGCGAACGAGATGTGGAGTTTGCGCAACCGTTCCTGTATTCGCGCAAGGTCATGTTTGAACCAGTAGGCGACCAGCGCGGGCTTTCCGTTCGCTGCTTCGATAAGGTCTTCCAAAGCGTCCAGTTTACGCTCGTGAATCGGCAATACCCGTTTGTTTTCACCGTATACCGCGCCGTTTGCCATTTGCGAGAGCTTACCCGCCAGAACGGCGGCGTTGCCAGCGTCGATCTCCTCGCCCTTGAGTGAAACCACCAATTCCCGTTTGAATCGGTCGTAGCCCTGGCGCTCTTCATCCGACAGCTTGACTTTCACTTCGTTTATCACGCACTTAGGCATTTTCAAGTGGTCGGATGCTCTCATGGAGATAGTGATATCCGATATCTTTCGATAGATGTCCGCTTCCGCACCGGGCAGCGGCTTATAGCTGAATACGACCTGCCCGTTGCGTTTATCGGGTGTGAAGTACGTCGTGCGGAAGCGGGTGATGAACCGCCCGAGCCGTATGCCCATATCGAGGATGCGGAACTCTGCCCATAAGTCCATCAGCCCGTTTCCGCTCGGCGTTCCTGTCAGGCCCACGATACGGGTAACTTTTGGACGCACTTTCAGGAGACTTCTGAACCGCTTTGCCTGATATGACTTGAATGATGACAGTTCATCGATCACCACCATATCGTAATCGAAGGGCAGCTCGCTTTCCTCAATGAGCCATTGCACATTCTCGCGGTTGATGATGAACACGCTGGCGCGCTGCATAAGCGCCGCTTTGCGTTCCATTTCCGAGCCGAGCGCGACGGAGTAGGTCAGCCCATGAAGGTGATCCCATTTCTGTATCTCTTCGGGCCATGTGTCGCGAGCCACACGCAACGGCGCGATCACCAGTACCTTCCTGACAAGGAAGCTGTCCAGACAAAGGTCGAAGATTGCCGTAAGAGAAATAACGCTCTTGCCAAGGCCCATATCGAGGAACACCGCCGCCGCGGGATGTGTCAGAATGAAGTTGGTGGCATAGGACTGGTATTCATATGGACTGTATTTCATCGAGCATTCCTCCAATCTGCGTCGCGTCGTCCAGGCAGTAAACCGAAAAGCCGAGTGATTCCAACTGGCTCTTTCGCCTTACCTGGAGTGGGCGCGGTTTCTTCCCATGCGCTTTGACCTCAACAAACGCCATTTTGCCGTGAGGCAGAAGGACGATGCGGTCGGGCATTCCATCGAAACCGGGGCTGACAAACTTGGGCGCGAGACCGCCCATCGATTTGACGGTCCGTACCAGCAGTGCTTCTAACGTTTTTTCACGCATGAGCGACCTCCCATGATTGAGACAAGGTGACAACGTGGACAGAATTTCTATTAATATCCTTACGCGGGTGTACACCTTGACTACTTACCCCTTTGCAGTTCATGAATTTTATATAGTAGTCATAGTCACACTTGTCATCAGAAACCGTAGAAATCCCCACGGTTACTGGATTTCTGTTTATTCGTGTTTGTGCTTTCATTTTTGCTTGTCACACTCCCACATGCGCTGTTGACCATACAACGGAATACGCTTGCGCGTTTCGCAGGATACCCAGCCCAGCTTTCGAAGCACTACACCGAGTTCGTAGCTGTCTATTTTGCGAATCGAGGACGGGTCTTTACCGAAACACTCCGCCCATATTTCCATGGTGCTGACATATCTGCGACGCTTGACGCCCTTTTCCGTTTTGCCGAACTCGCCGCCCGTCAGGAACGAGCGCCTTGCGTATAGGTCGTAATCGTCCCAGCCTTCGGGCAACGGTATCTCAAGGTACTCACGCACCATACCCTCGCGTTCGTCTGATTCCAATGCCGCGTTCTGCATTGCGTTGGCAACACTCTTCACATCGCCCTCAAGGAACAGCCGTTCGCCCTCTTGCCAGCGCACCATTGCTTCCGCCCAAATTTGCGCGACGTCAGTTTCAGTCAAATCCCACGCATGGCGCGCTTTGCCGCCCGGTGTATTCACGGGCCAGAATCGGCGGTTCCCTGTGGGGTCACGAAGGAAGCCGCCGGTGCCGTTGACAGTGGCAACGATGATGGATTGCCGCGGGTGACTCTCGACGACACGGCCATAACTGGCACGGTATTTATCGTCACGGCGGGAGATGAAGGACTTCACGCTGTCGATGTCCGATTTTCGCATGCCCGTCAGTTCTCCGATCTCCATGATCCAGTAGCCCTGCAGCTTTTCCGCGCCGGTTTTGTCCTGCATGTCGGTCAGCGTAAGACCGTCGTTGAACAAGACGTCGCCGGCGAGCCGATTGAACAGGGTGCTTTTGCCTTTTTCCTGTGGGCCGTCCATGACAAGTACGGAGTCGAACTTTATACCGGGTGCGAACACCCGTGCGACCGCCGCGACCAGAGTTTTTCTGGTGACCGCCCGAACATAGGGCGTATCCTCCGCACCGAGATAATCAATGAGCAGAGAGTCAAGCCGAGGGTTGCCGTCCCATGCGGGCAGACCGTTTAAATAGTCGCGGATGGGATGATGCTTGCGCTTTGCCGCTACCTTGTTGAGTGCGTCGGTCGTCTTGTTAGGCGAGTAAATACCATAGGTTTCGCTCAGATACACTCGTAACTGTGAAGTGTCGTTATCCGTCCATGTCGGATATTTGATCGGCTGCCATGCGGGTCGAGCGAGGAAGTCGATGGTGCTTTTCAGTTCGTTATACCCAATGACCGCCAGCTTGGGGTCTTTGTCAAGGATCAGCACGATGTTGTCGAGTGTATCCTTGACGCGGCCGTTCTTTTCAAGTTCGAGTGCGTTTTCCCAATCCTCGTCCGCGAACTCCTGTTGCGCCTGCGCTTTGCGTTCTTCCGCTAATACGCTCTTGACGCGCTCGTCCTTACATGCGAACTCGCTCATAGCGGAGAACGACGGCAGTTTGCCAACAGGTGCGTCGGGCGAGCATTTATCGTCGAGGTCACTAAAGCGATGAAGCCGGACGAGGTCAAAAGCGTTCAGCAGCCTTCCGCATGCGGGGTCGGTGGCATGGTGGCTGTACGCGAACTTCTCATCATAGACGACAACGCCCGCGCTGCTGTCGGCGGGGATATAGTCGAATCTCCCGTCCATGACGCTGGGTTCATAGACGTCCGAAAGGAACGCTTCCATGGCCTCTTCGATGGTATAGGCACGGCAGAACGCTCCGACGACGCCACGCTTTTCGAACGGGTCCTCTTGCGGCTTCTTGCTGCCCTCACGAACAGCACTCTCGCGGGAAGAGGTCGGTAGCAAGGAACAGTCTTTCCAGTTCGGGTGCGCCGCGAGATACGCATTCGGGTCGAGCCACGCGCCATCTACGCGCTTGAACATGTATTCGCCGTTTGCCGGGGTGGTCGGCCAGTACATGAGCTGGTGTGGACGATACGAGCACTCGTCGAACTGATCGATGCCCCATTCATCGGCGAAGTAACGTGAAATGGCGACGAACTCATCTGGGGTGACGTCGCGGGTCATGGGTACGATGACGCGGACGCGCGGCGCTTCCGGCGTATGGCCATGGGTTGTGTATAGGCAGGCGGTATACTTGCAGCCGGAGATAAAGCGGGCGATGAATCCAGCGTCAGCATGGTCGCAGTCCAGAGTTAACATAGAACGGCAAGTCACGTTCTCACGCTTGCGACGATTGTCTCGGAGCTGACCTCCGACGAACCCGCCCTTGTCTTTGATGCGATCGCGCTCCGCTTTCGGCAACCTCTGGTATTCCTCCATGGACTCGGTCGTGCGGATGGTCTGTTCCAACCGCAAGCAGAGTTCATCAAAGGTGATCGTTTTATTCGGCCATGTCTTTGCAAAGCAACTATTGCCATATGCAACGGGCAAATTACGCATATAATCCCACCTCCATGAAATCTTCCCAGGCGGAGAGAGGGTAACTGTTCACTGTTCCAAAGCGTTCATCGTTGGTTTCACATTTTCGAATCTGTATGGCGCGCGCGTGGCAATACGCCGAGAGTTGTTTGCCAATCAACTGGCACTGCGCCAAAGTCCAGCTCTTTTTGAACACGCCGTTATATTTCGCCACAGTGTAAAACTGGATCGACTCATTCAGCGCGATTTCAAGTGTTTCCTTTTCTTCCAGTAAACCGAAGATGCGACGCTCCGCCTCGATGGCGCGCCGGTGCGCGATCTGCAGCGCGCGCTCCATGATTTTGTCGGGCGAGTTCCACGCTTCTTCGCAGCTGATGAAATATTCACGGCATTGCTTGCCCTTGGCGGTGCGTTGGAGCATGCATAGTTCCTTCGCCATCGGAATGGTGACCGTGTGGTCGGTTCCAGGGCGGCCGCCAGAACTTTTACTCAAAATTGAGCAAAAGTCTTTCCCCTCTTGAAAGCCGTATTCACACATCCGTAGGAACCAATCGTTGTAACGAGTCTCTATTTCGAGCGCGGCGTGAAGCTCCCGCCCACTGACGGTGGGTTTCTCGTTTTCATATTGGATCGGGATCAATTCATTCATTTCGTTTGTACCTCCTTACAATCATCGGTAAAGTAGCGAATGGGCTGCCCTTTACGCTTTGCCTTCTCGATCTCCATCCTCATGCCTTTTGAGATCGTGCTGCCGAACACCCACAGTTCGGCGCATTTGGACAGCAGCACGATGTCCATGAACAGCGCGAGGCCACGTTCCGCCTGCGAGTCATCCCGCATGAACTGCGGAAAGAACAGATGCGGAGCCAGCGGTAAATAACCGCTGTCGACCGCGAACCGACAGTACCGCCGCGCTTTCTCCTGGTTGCCCGGTATGTCGCCGGACAACGGCGAGCATATATACACCACCGGGCGGAACGCGATGTTTTGCTTCGCTTCCTTCTCTATCTTGGTGAGAGCTTCGTAAGCCGTGGGATCGAAATAGCCCTCTGCGTTGAATTTGTTTACACCCATAGGGTTCTCCTCAGTCTTTCTTGTAGAAATCGCACACATATCCGTCCGCTCGAAGGAGCAAACCGTCAGCCCAAGAAGGAGTGCGTCCCATGATCTCGCAGATCTTCTCGAGCGAAGTGGTTTCCGGGGCTTCAATAACGACCTCATCATGTATGTGCATCACAATTCGGTATCCGGCTTCGTCGAGCCGCAGCATAGTTTCCGCAAGGATGTCTCTCGCCGTCGCCTGAACGATGTTCTCAACGAATTTCGGGCCGTAGCTTTCCAGCCGAAGCCACTTTTTCTGTTCGCCCACGCCCTCGTATGTGACAGACTCAGCGCCAAAGCGGTTGACGCCCATGCGTGGTTTGACATACGCGAGCCGTCTGCCGGATGGAAGCGTAACGAACAGGATTCCGCTTTGATAGGTGAAGCGAACGCCGTGCGTTTCTGCTTCCGTTCGTTCACGGACGCAGGTTGAAGCCGCTCTGTCAACATCCCACCACAACCTGACGATCGCGGGGTTAGAACGCCGCCACGCATCAACCAGCGGTTTGAGTTCCTCTTCCGGCACACCCATGTTCAGAGCTCCCATCGCTTTGAGCGCGCCGACCGAGCCGCCGTAACCTAGGGCGAGTTCCGTGATTTTGCCTTTTTGCCGCAATTGTCCGTTTACGCCGTTCTTTTCGACCGGCACATGGAACATCTGCGATGCCGACGCGCAGTAGATATCGCCGCCGTTTTCAAACACCCGCTGCCGCCATTGTTCTCCGGCGATCCATGCGATAACACGCGCTTCAATTGCCGCGAAATCGGCAACGTAGAACCGACAGCCCGGTTGCGGGATAAAGGCGGTTCGGATCAGTTCGGACAGTACCATCGGCACGGAATCGTACAGCAGATCGACCGCTTCGTAACCGCCGTCACGAATGAGCGAGCGAGCCTGACCCAGATCGGGCAGATGGTTTTGCGGCAGGTTTTGCACCTGGACAAGCCGCCCGGCATATCTGCCGGTCCTGTTCGCGCCGTAGAACTGGATCAGTCCACGGGCGCGGTCATCCGACCCAATAGCGGCTTCCATCGCCGCATATTTTTTGACGCTGCTCTTGGCGAGTTCCTGTCGGAGTGAAAGCGCCAGTTCGACTTCGCCGTCCGCTTCTTCCAGCATCCGAACTACTGCTTCCTTGGAGACTGATTCCGCTTCCACACCGTTTTCAGCAAGCCACGATTTCAACTGCGCCGGGGAGTTTGGATTCTCAAGCCCAGTAATTGACCGTGCCTGCTCAAGATACGACAGCTTGAACTGTTCATCGCAGCGGATCGCCTGCGAAACCAGCGTTCTGTCGAGCATGACGCCCCGCTCGTTGATTCGCTGGTCAAGATGGTAGTTGCGCCATTCGGCGTCGGATACCGGGAATTTGATGAGCTGCGCTTGTATCGCCATCTCGGTTTCCACATCACGCTGGTTGTACGCTTTGTAACGAGACCACTTCTCCGGCGCGTCCTGAGGCATCCGGCGGACGAGTGTACCGTCCTTCGTTTTTCCGGGAGTACTGAAGAACCGAATGAGGTCTTTGCCTTCCTTCAACTTCTGCTTCTCCAGACCTAACACGGCGCCCACACCCTCCAGCGAAAGCGGGAGTCCAAGCGTCGCCGCCCAAACCATCGTGCAGCGCCATGCGTCCGGATTAAGGTAGCGTCCTGTCGGCATACCGAAAAACCGTGACAGGCAGACGCGCTCAAACTGCGCGTTGAACGCCCATTTGGTGATTCTGTCATCCGTCAGCGCGGTTCGAATCTCGTCCGGCAGTTTCTCGCCGCAAGCAAGATCGACCACCTGAACATCGGAGCCGTCAATGCTGTATCCGAACAGAAGAACGTTGAAATCACTCTCCTCGCTGTATCGGTACACGCCGCATTTGCTGAGATTCGCGCCGCTGTAGGTTTCAATGTCTATACTCAAGTTCTCCATATCAATCCTTTCAGCGGGGAGGGGCGGCAGCGAGTCGGTCACCGCCGCCCCGAGTCATCACTCCGCTTGTTCGACGGCTTTCTTCGCGGCTTTATGCCTGCGTTTCTCTCCTCTGCATCCACTTACCGCATAGACGATGATGGAGATCAGGTTGCCGATGAAGGCGCCGATTACCGAACCGAAGCACACAGCGAGCATAATTTCCTGTGTTTGCGTCATGATCGATCTCCCCGTTAAGACAGGAAGTCATCATCAACTTCGGTAGCAAAATCAACCGCCGCCGAGGATCTGCCGCTCAGCGGATCGCCGTCTCTTACCTTCTGGATGTTGCCAAGACCGCAGGCGACGCCGCGATTCCCGTTCGTGTTGAACGCGTAGAAGTTGATCGATACCCTCGCGTAACAACCGGAATAAACCTCTCCGCGGTCGAGAACGGGCTGAACAGCGCGGTCAACGATCTGTGGCGCCGTCGTGCTGTTGGCATTGACGAAATAGCTGCTCTTGTAGGCTTCGTCGTCACGCTCGGTATCACCGTCGCGAAGAGGGAGTTTCAGTGCTGCACGGTTCGGGATCTTTCCGCCGAACTTGGAAACACCGTCCTTGATCGCAGCGTCGATCGCCGCATTGATAGCGGCGAGTGTCTTCTCATCGTCTTTGGGGATGATGAGGGAGACGCTGAACTTGGGCGCACCACCGTTGATCGAAGCGGGTTCCCAAACATTCGCATACGAGAGACGGACAACGCCGGTCACAACTTTAGTCGCGTCATTCTGATTCGCCATTTTTGAATTCCTCCATGTAATCGTTAAAGTCTTGTTTTGCATCTGTGAACTGGATCGCTGGACGCTTGTCAGATACAGGGACGAGCGTCGGTTTGCCCTGAGGTTTGACAATCAGGCCGCCGAGGAGCTCGTTAAACGTGTTTTTACCCATAAGCCGTTCCATCTCAGTGATGGGGATCAGGCTCTTCTTGAACACATCGTGATAGCCAGCCGATCTAGCCGCTTCGATGACGGCCGCTTCATCGGTGTATTTTCTATTTGATCTGCTCTCGACGAGTTTGAAACCGCGCCACTCTTTGCCGTGGTTAACCGC